AAAAAAATGCCTATGAAGAAAAAAGGCAAAATGATGAAGGGTAAAAGATAATGGGTGATATATCTTTAAGAGGACGTGGGATTGAAAGAAAAAACTTTGCTAAAGGTGGTAAAGTTAAAAAAGATAAATCATTTCCAGATTTAACTGGAGATGGAAAAGTAACTTTTAAAGATGTTTTAAAAGGAAGAGGTGTTATTAAGAAAAAAGGTGGCATGATTAAAAAAGCTGACATGATAACTAAAGATATGCCTATGAAGAAAAAAGGCAAAATGATGAAAAGCAAAAGATAATGGCAAAACTTTGCCCAGAAGGAAAATCTGCAGCTAAAAGAAAATTTAAGGTTTACCCTAGCGCCTATGCAAATATTTGGGCTTCTAAATATTGTAAAGGAAAAGTTGGCCGTAAAAAAATGGCTGAAGGAGGTAACCTTTCTCAACAAAGAAAAAAAGTATCTAATTACAAACAAGGTGGCGTTGCAAAAGGTTGTGGAAATATAATAGAGAATAAAAGAAAAATTACAAAGAAATATTAACATGGCAAAAAAAGGTTTAAAAGAGTGGTTAGATGAAAAATGGGTAGACATTGGTTCTAAACGTAAAGATGGTTCTTTTGCTCCTTGTGGAAGATCTAAAGGTGAAAAGAGAAAAGGTTATCCAAAATGTGTACCACTTGCAAAAGCAAGAAGAATGTCAGAAGGCCAAAGAAGATCAGCAGTTGCGAGAAAAAGAGCAGTAAGTAATATTGGTCCTAAACCTAAAAATGTTGCAACATTTGCAAAACGTAAAAAGATGAGTAATGGAGGATTAGTATGAGTGGTGAAAAATATTATAAACAAGCAAAAGAAAAACAAAAGAAGTTTAAAGAATCTGAAAAGAAATTAAATGAGAATTATAAAAAAGTAATTCAAGAAGAAATGGATGCTGAAAAGTATGCTAGACTATTTCCAGAAGATTCTACTAGAGAATATAATCCAGTTGAACATTACAAAGAAGGTGGACTAGTAGGTAAAGGACAAGGTAGAACTATTAAAACTAAAAAAACAAAAGTTTATTAATATGGGTGATATTGCATTAAGAGGAAAAGGTAGAGCGATGTTTGCAAAAGGTGGAACACCTGCATGGCAACGTAAAGAAGGTAAATCTGAATCTGGTGGTTTAAATAGAAAAGGTATTGCATCTTATAGAGCTGCTAATCCTGGATCTAAATTATCTATGGCAGTAACTACTAAACCAAGTAAGTTGAAACCTGGTTCTAAATCTGCTAATAGAAGAAAGTCATTTTGTGCTAGAATGAAAGGTATGAAAAAAAGATTAACTTCAGCTAAAACTGCAAGAGATCCGAATTCAAGAATTAATAAATCTCTACGTAAGTGGAATTGTTAATATAAACAAAAGGAGAAGAGATGGAAGAAGTAGACGTAGCAAGTAAATTACAAAGATATATGAAGACCCAGTTGGTTAATTTAACCACTATGATAACTTCAGGTGGAGTTGACAATATGGAAGAATACAAGTATATACTTGGACAAATTCGTACATACGAGTTTTTATTACAGGAAATCTCTAACCTGCTAAACAAAAAGGAGCTTAAGGAAAATGAGCAAGGAAACGTTATTAAACTCGACTGATGTTCAGTCAAATGAAATACCTAAAACCGTTCTAGGTTTAGAAGAAAAATATCAAGAAGAAAATAAAAAAATTGAAGATAAAACTATAAGAGCAGAAAACATATCTGAATCATTAGTTGATGGTTTACCCAATCCAACAGGTTGGAGATTATTAGTATTACCATTTACACCTAAAGATAAAACTAAAGGTGGAATTATTATTGCACAAGAATCATTAGATAAATTAAGAATAGCTACAAATTGTGGTTATGTTCTTAAAATTGGACCATTAGCGTATCACGATAAAGAAAGATACCCAACAGGTCCATGGTGTAAAAAAGGAGATTGGGTTATTTTTGCTCGTTATGCGGGTTCAAGATTACCAATAGAGGGTGGAGAAGTGCGACTACTAAACGATGACGAAGTACTTGGGACTATAAAAAATCCTGAAGATGTTCTTCATCATATTTAAACATAGGAGGCACTATGCCAATGGAAGATAAGAAAAAAGAACCAATGATAGATGTCGGCGAGGAAGAAGGCGCTGAAGTTACATTGGACAACAACGAGCAGACGAAAGCCGTTGCAGAAGAGAAAATAGAAGTTCAACAAGAGGAAGAAAAACCTGCTGTTGAAATTAAAGAAGAAAAGGTTCAAGAAAAACCTAAAGTTGAAACTAAAAAAGACGAACTTGAGGAGTATAGTGAAGGCGTTAAAAAACGTATTGCTAAACTAACTCATAAAATTAGAGAAGCTGAAAGACAAAGAGAAGAAGCTATTAATTTTGCTCATTCTGTTAAAAGAGAAAAAGATCAGATTGAATCAAGATTATCTAGAACAGATCAAAGATATGTTTCTGAATTTGAAAGCAGAGTTAAATCTAGTTTAGATAATGCAAAAGTAGCTCTTAAATCAGCTATTAATGCAGGAGACATTGATGCTCAAGTTTCAGCTCAACAACAAATTGCAGAGTTAACTTTAGAAGCAGCTAGATTAGGTGCTCTTAAATCTACTCAACAAGATGTTGTAAGAGAAAAAGAAGTTACAATAACTCCTCAACAAACAAATCAAACACCAAAAACTGATCCTAAAGCAGAAGATTGGGCTTCTAGAAATAATTGGTTTGGTAATGATTCAGCAATGACTTATACCGCGTTTGATTTACATAAAAAACTTGTTGAAGAAGAAGGATTTGACCCTAGAAGTGACGATTATTATGCAGAAATTGACAAGAGAATAAGACTTGAGTTTCCGCATAAATTTGTTATAAAAGAGGACATATCTACAGAAAGTACAAATAAACCTGTACAGAATGTAGCTTCGGCTAAACGTCCAAGCCAAACAGGACGCAAAAAAACTGTGAGACTCACACCATCACAAGTAGCAATTGCTAAAAGATTAGGTGTGCCACTTGAAGAATATGCGAAACATTTAACCACGAAGGAGGTATAGGCATATGGTAAACGAAAAAAATACAATTAAGACTTCCCGTGCGAGCGAAACTAGGACTAAAACAGATAGACCTAAAGTTTGGACTCCACCATCATCTCTGGATGCACCACCTGCGCCAGACGGATTTAGACATAGATGGATAAGAGCCGAAAGTGCTGGCTTCGATGATACGAAGAACATTTCAGGCAAATTGAGATCTGGTTGGGAATTTGTTAGATCGGATGAATATCCGGATTCTAATTACCCAGCAGTCAAAGACGGAAAATACGCAGGAGTCATTGGAGTTGGCGGCCTATTGCTGGCTAGGATACCCGAAGAGATCGCAAAATCTCGCGAAGAGTACTTTGCAAAAAGAACTCAAGACCGAGAAGAAGCTATTGCAAACGATCCTTTTAAGGAACAGCATCCAAGTATGCCCATCAGCAAAGATAGGCAGACTCGTGTAACTTTTGGTGGTACAAAGAAAAACTAATTATTTAGTAATTCCTACCCAAAAAAAGTAAATATAAACTTAAGGAGAAAATAAATATGGCAAACTCAACAGCTGCTTACGGTTTTAGACCGCTAGGCAAACTTGGTGGGAACCCAGCTGCAGGCGGACAAGATCAATATGTGATCGCGGACAACTACAGCTCGTCTATTTTCCAAGGAGACCTTGTTAAACTTAATGCAACAGGTGGAGTCATCGTAGTAGGTACTGATGCTTTATCTAGTGTATTAGGTGTATTCAATGGTTGCTTGATAGAATCAGACCCATCAACTAAAAAACCAAAATGGTCAAATTTTTACTCACAAACGAATATCACTCAAGGTGAAATTCAGGCGTATGTAATAACTGACACAAATCAACTCTATCTCGTTAAATCTACAGGAACTGCTCTAGGAACAACTGCAGTTGGAACTAGCTTTGATCAAGTATACGCTGCAGGTAATACCAACACTGGTATTTCTGGCGCTTATCTTGACTTATCTACTTCAGCGGCTGCTGCCGATGGACAAGTGACTGTGGTGAATACTTCACCATTCATAGGTAACGAGGAAGCTGTAACAAATGAAGATTTCATTGTTAGAGTTTCGAAGAGTCATCAATTACTATAACAGGAGAATATAAACTATGGCTATCTCAAGATCACAACTAGTTAAAGAACTAGAACCAGGTTTAAACGCACTGTTTGGACTTGAATATAAACGTTATGACAGCGAGCATGAAGAAATCTTCATTAAAGAAACATCTGACAGAGCTTTTGAAGAAGAAGTTATGTTATCAGGTTTCGGCAACGCTGCCATCAAAGCGGAAGGATCTGGTGTCAACTACGATCAGGCACAAGAAACTTTCACTGCTAGATATACGCACAACACTATAGCTCTTGCATTCGCGATCACTGAAGAAGCGATCGAGGATAACTTGTATGACAGACTAGCGTCTAGATATACAAAAGCATTAGCTAGATCAATGGCGAATACAAAGCAGGTAACTGCGGCTAACGTATTGAATAATGGATTCAGCACTAACTTTTTAGGTGGTGACGGATCTCCTTTATTCTCTACGACTCACGCTACAATCTCTGGAACATTTAAAAACACGCTTTCAACACAAGCTGATTTAAATGAAACATCTTTAGAGCAGTCTTTAATTGACATCGCTGCTTTCACAGATGAAAGAGGTTTAAAAATTGCAGCTCAAGGAATGAAATTAATCATCCCTTCTGAACAGCAATTTACTGCAGACAGATTAATGTCTTCTGCTGGTAGAGTTGGAACAGCTGACAATGATATCAATGCAATCAAAAACAAAGGAATGATTCCACAAGGTTATGTTGTGAACCATTTCTTAACTGACTCTGATGCATTCTTTATCATTACAGATGTACCAAATGGCTTAAAGTACTTTGAAAGATCCCCAATTAGAACTTCTATGGAGGGAGATTTTGAAACTGGTAACGTTAGATACAAAGCTAGAGAAAGATACAGCTTCGGCTTTTCTGACCCTAGAGGTGCATTCGGTTCATCAGGATCAGCGTAAAGACTTTTATTATAGGGCGGGCTTGACTCGCCCTATAATTCACTATAATAACATCCGTGAGAAGATGAAAACCTACCTAATAAAAGTATTCATAAAAGACATTAGAATCCAATTTACATTGGAATCTGAACCTATAAACACTACAGAATCTTTACATCAGAAAGTACTTGACTTTCTGGGAAAAACAAGTAAAGAGAAATTAGAAAAAATAATTAGTCATAAACAGATTAGTAATTTTTTCTATATAACCTATGAGGAGGTTGAACGTGACATCATTGTCCCAATCACTTCTGGCCAAGAAAATAGACTTGGAATCACAGTGGAACAAGTCTTATCTTGAACAGGGAAAACTAACGACTGATATGCAGTGGTTAGATGTTGAACTAAAAGAAGTTAAAAGACAAATAGTTCAGCAGGATCTTGAAGCCGCAAAACAAGAATTTAACCTTGTTTTAAGCGAAGAAGAAGATCCAGCATTTATAGCTAGCTAAACTAGTTATATAATTGGAATAAAAGTGAGAGAAACATAAGCCATCCCTTGCTCTTTCTGAAAAATTAAGCTATATTTATAGAACTATACATTAAC